GACATACTAGCTAATAGAGAGTTTCTTAGAAAAGACGCGGAGATGCAATGGGAGTTAGCTCAAATCGCCGCAGCTGGGCCTGCTTGGAAGGAAGTCGCAGTCGCTGGTGAAGTCGCCGAAGGTGATGCAGCAGTAGGCGGTGAAGGAGCCGGAGTGGGTGCACCAGGCGGAGCGATCCCGGAATTTGGAGGGGGCCCCGCTGATGTCGGTGGTGAAGAAGTAGACGTTCCGGCTGAGACAGAAGTTGATGCAGAAGAAACTGCTCCAGTTTAACGCGACGGGTTACTACTAAAGAATTGAGTTCTATAGCTAAGGGGCGCGGTAACAGCATGATTAGCATGCTTAGCTGAAAGTTCGTCCGCGTTTGTAAGTCCCATAAAGACAACACCTTGCCATGGGGCTGTTGCTGCAGCAGCGGGTATTTTAATGCGCTTTAAATCACTCGGAGCACCTCCCGAAACCCGGGAATTTTTATCATATATATAAATTACCACCGCGGTCCCGTTATAAATAGTTACCTGTGACGCTGGTTGAGACGAAAGTGGGTATAAAACCGTCCCGCCATGAGTACTCTCAAACGAATGACATTCATTTACGTTAAAATATGTATTTCCGGAATTACTAATTGGACCTGGCATATATTTATTTAGTCTGAATAAATAATTTTATGGCACTTGCATGCAATATAAAGCCGCTTTCAGCTTTTTTATCTACAAATTTAAACAGTAAAGTAGAAACTTACGATAGACTAGGTGATAGAATAAAGAGATCTTTAGGATATCCACTAGTAAGCTTAGAAATTCATACAGATCAACTTCGAGAAAATATTCAAATAGCTGTAGAATACTTTACAAAGTATGCAGGTTATACAAAGGAGTTTTTAATATTTGACTCTGCTATGTATGAAACTAACAAAGGCATCAGATTAGATCTCTTATATACATTAGCCAATACTGATTTAGATAGTAATGCCAAGGAAGTAGCTGGTACTAATCCCCTGGGCCCGGGCCCAGAATTCTACGGCAGCTCCGCTCCCTCCATTTTTGTATGCACATCTACCCTATCATCATCTACCTTTGCTTCATCTTCTGCACTATCTTCTACTTTTGCACCAAACATAACCGCTACCGGTAGAGGTATTACTCAATTTGAATTACTTGATGAGTCTCTTTATGCGGCAGTGACTGCGTATGATATGGTAGAAAGACGTGAGCTTAATCTAAACTCATTCGGACTTAGCGCAGCATTTACAGAAAACAAACGCAATACTCTGACTTATGAGGGATCAGCTTCCGACGCTGTCTTCTTCCAAAACGTATATGACTATGATATAATGGATTATAGAAAAGTTGTTGATGTTGTTGATTTTGAAGAAGGGTCGACAACCGGAATCAACACATTGTTTACGTTAGAACAAACCCTAGCACAACAAACTTACTTTAGCTACGCAATGGGGAATTACGGATTTGATCTGGTATCCTGGTATACATTAAAAGAATGGATAGATACCCGAGAAAAGATGTTAGCAACAAGACGAGATATTAAATTTGATCCACGAACGCAATATTTGCAAATGTATCCTCAACCAGGCGGTGATAGATTTTACGGGGTATTAGCGTGTTATTTAGAACAACCTATTAGATCGATTATTATGGAGCAGTGGATATATGAATACTCACTAGCTCTATCTATGATAACTATAGGACGCGTCCGTGGGAAGTTTGGTAATGTCGCGCTACTAGGCGGCGGAGCTTTAAATTATGATATGATAGAAAAGGGTGAAGCGAGAAAAGCGGAGCTTGAAGAAAAACTATTCAGCGGGTCTTCTCCAGGGTTTGGAGACGCTGATCCACCAATGTTCTTTGTAGGGTGAGAAAGTGGAGGCAGGGTATCTTTACTCCTATTAATCAAAATAAATTTATTGGAAGTAAGGCAGTATATCGATCCGGATTAGAATTAAAATTTTTTAGATTTTGTGATAATAATCCAAATGTTAAAAAATGGGGTAGTGAAAATGTTATAGTACCGTATATTAGCCCTCTAGATAAAAGAGCACATAGATATTTTGTCGATAACTACATAGAAATATTAGAAGGTAAGTACTTAAAAAAGTATTTAGTAGAAATAAAACCTTCAAAACAAACTAAACCACCTACGACCAAGTATAGAAAGAGGCAGCATCTACTATATGAACAAAGAGCTTATGTTATAAATCAAGCGAAATGGGAAGCAGCTCGTAATTACAGCAAAAAAAATGGATGTGAATTTATTATTTTGACGGAAAAAGAGCTTATTTTTAATAAATGAATAAATAATTGTATGGCATTAAAACTTAACCTGGTTGTAGAAAAACCTGACTTAAATGATGAGTTCGAATACATTGAAGAAGAAGTAGATAGAAACTCACCGTCTAATTTATACATAAAGGGGCCTTATATGATGGCTGAGGATGTCAATCGCAATAATCGCTTATACCCTCTTGATGAATTAGTAAGGGAAGCCAAGCGTTACAACGATGAGATGATTACGCCAGGTCGCGCTATGGGTGAATTAAATCACCCCACTACCGCGGATGTTGATCTTGAAAGAGCCTGCCACATGGTAACAGAATTAACACAAGACGATACTGTGTTTTACGGTAAGTCTAAAGTTTTATCTACACCATGTGGTCAAATAGTTAGATCTTTAATTAATGATGGAGTAAAAGTAGGTATGTCATCTCGCGCTCTTGGTACTCTAGAAGAAGGAACTGAACATAATGTTGTTAAAAATATGAAATTAGTAGCAATAGACTGTGTTGCTGACCCTTCATACCCAAAAGCATTTGTTAACGGCATCCTAGAATCCAAGCAATGGGTAATGGTAGATGATAACAGATACGAAGAAGTCTATGAAAATTTCGAAAAATCACTGCAAAGGTTACCAAAAAAGGAAAAAGATACCTTTTTACGTGACAGAATTCTTAGCTTTATTAAGTCAATATAATAAATATTAATATGTCTAAACAAAAACAAAAAATAGCTAAGTTTATTGAGCATATTTCTACTAAAAATTATGCTATGGCCCATAAATATTTAAAGGCCGTTGTTGAAGATAAGATAACAAAAAAAATTAACCGCGCTATAGAAAAACCACTTTTTTAAACATGAAGAAATCACAAGTATTACCCAAACAAGCAGAAGAGGTCTTAACAGAAGATTCCGTCAAAGTTATTGAAACCGCGATTGAAGAAAAAATTAATTTATCTGTTGAAGCGGCCTTAACAAATCAAGACGAGCTTTACGCTGAAAAGCTTCATGAATTAGTAGGTGCAATTGATAAAGATCATACTAATAAGCTTAACCGGGTAGTTGAAGCTGTAGATCATAACAATGCTAATAAGCTTATTAAAGTAGTTAAGCGTTATGAAAAGGAATTAAACGGCAGTGCTAGTAATTTTAAAACTACTTTAGTAGAAAGTATTTCTGACTATTTAGAATCATATGTGGAAGAGTCTATACCAACAGCTGCTATTGAAGAAGCTACTAAAAATAGAACTGCTAGGGAAGTGCTTAGTAATTTAAGAAAGGTACTTGCAGTCGACTCTACATTAATGAGCGAGTCTGTTAAAGAAGCTGTTTTAGACGGTAAGGAGCAAATTGATGCATTGGCTACAGATCTCAAAGCTGTTAAAGATGAAAACAAAGTTATAAAAGAAGCTTATTTGAAACAAAAGGCACAGTTGATGTTAGAAACTAGAACATCTAACCTTCCAGAAAGTAAGAGAGCTTATCTCGTAAAGATTTTAAGTGATAAGACCCCTAAGTTTATTAAAGAAAATTTTGATTATACTGCTACGTTGTTTGATAAAAAGGAAAAAGAAAGACTTACAGTAATTAAAGAGGAAGCATACAAAAAACGTAAAGTTAAAACAGATGCTCCTGTACAACAGATTTCAGAGAAGAAAGAGGAGACCCCTCGTAACCCATACTTGGAGGAGCTTAAAAGGTCTCATAAATAATTTAGCCCTGAACAACGAGGTGCTTGTCACCTGAGTAACTTGGGACTAGATCCCATGAGGTAAAATGAAAGGAAACGTCTAATGAATAAACCACAATCATTTATCGATAGAGATAGAGCTGATGTCCTGCTTGAAAAGTGGGCACCCGTTCTTGAATATTCTTCTGATAGTGTTAAGCCCATCGAAGACGATCATACTCGCCTGAATACCGCCATTCTTCTTGAAAACCAAGAGAAGTGGTGTATTGAGGAAGCTAATAGCGCAGGATCCGGTGGATCCCTTGGTAGTGGTACTACTATGGGGTCTGTTTACGGTCCGAACCAAGCCGCCATGAATATCAATTCTGGTGACACATACGCTAATGGCGATGCCCGTCTTCCTAAAGTGCTTATCCCGATGATTCGTCGTACGTTCCCTGAGCTTATCACTAACGAAATCGTTGGTGTTCAACCTATGTCTGGTCCAGTTGGCCTTGCATTTGCTCTTCGTTATGCTTATCAGTCCGCACAATTGGGGTCTGGTATCGACGGAAGCAGCGCTACAACTGGAACCGGCCCTGGTGTTGTAACACTTCCTGGCGACGAAACGCCAGCAGCGGACGTTTACAGTGGTCAATCTGGTTTACCGGGTTCTGAACTCGGTTATCAGTTGCTTGATACTACGTTCACCGGAACCTCGTCGGAGCACCTTAGTGGTGCCTCCGGGCAGTGGGCTTTCGCTGAACAAGATAAAGGTGTAGCTCAGATTCTTTCCGCTTTCGAGATTACTGGTAACATTCCTCAGGTCGAGGTTAAGTTCGAGAAAACAGCAGTTGAGGCCGGCACACGCCGTCTTGGCGCACGCTGG